GCAACATATATTGAACCAACAGAAATAATTTATTCAATAAATCAAAGAACGTAATATGAGTATAAGAAGAATGATGTTCTTTACATTAGGGGCAAAAATAAAGAATTTAATACAAGCATTTAAAGCAAGAGTTTTAACAGACTTTGGTCAATTTGAAGCAGAAAGTTGTTTAGAAGCACAACTAACTCAATTAGATAATCAAAGTTTATTAGACAATGCTTCTTTAATAGTAACACCAAATGCTTATAAAGAAACTTTGTTGTATAGTGTAGTACCAAGTGATGCAACTGGTGATATGAGTGTTACAAGAGCAACCAGAGCAACAAGGGTTAATTCAGATGGATTGATTGAAAATGTACCTTATAATTTATTTAATAGAAGTGAAGAGTTTGAAAATACTTATTGGACTAAGCAAAGAACTTCTATTACACCAAATGCTATTATGGCTCCAAATGGTACAATGAGTGCTGATAGTTTAGTAGGAGTGAGTGGTAATACTTATGCTTTTACTGGTACTTTAGGTGTGAATGTAGTTTCTACCTCATTTGTTGCAAGAAATGAATGTACAGTATTCTTTTACTTAAAATATAATGGGTTAAATAGAATTAGAGTTATGTATGGTGGTGCAACAAGTATGAGTGGTGGTAGATATGTTGAAGTTGATTTACAATTAGGTATAATAACTGATACAGGAGTAAATATTACAAATCCTTTTATTGAAGATGTTGGTGATGGTTGGTATAGTGTTGGATTTACGTCAAATATGGGTGTTTCAGCAACAAATAACAGATTTGGTGTTGGGTTAGGTGATACTGTAAAAACAATTGCTGATGGTGTTGATGGTGTTTATGTATGGGGTGCTCAGTTAGTCGATGGTGATTTAGCAAAAGAATATTTACCAGTTTCAACAGGATTTAATATACCAAGAATAGATTATTCAAATGCAAGTTGTCCAAGTATATTGGTTGAACCACAAAGAACTAATTTAGTATTACAAAGTGAGAACTTCTTAGCAACAAATTGGACAATTATTAATTCAAATGTAACTGCTACAGTAGAACTATCACCAAGTGGATTAGAGAATACCAATAAACTAACTGCTGATGGTACTTCAGGTTTTCATTATATTTTTCATTCTAACATATCTTTTACAATTGGTACAACATATACTTATACTGTTTTTGCAAAAAAAGACACTAATAATTTTATACAGTTATGGGTAAATGGTGCAATAGGTGGTATGTTTGCTAATTTTGATTTAAACAATGGAGTAACAGGTACTTTAGGTACTTTAACTGGTAATTTACCAACATCTAAAATTACTAATGTAGGGAATGGTTGGTATCGTTGTGAAATGGTATTTGTATCAACTACAACTAATAGCACTAATTTTTCAATTTTTATAGTAAATTCTGCAAATGCCACAAGAACCCAAAACAATACACTTACAACTTCAGTATTTTTGTGGGGTGCTCAATTAGAAGTAGGTACAAATGCAACTTCTTATATACCAACAACAACTGCTGCTGTTACAAGAAATGCTGATGTGATTAGAAATACAAATGCAAGTACATTGATTGGACAAAGTGAAGGAACTCTATTTGCAGATGTTTATATTACATCTTTCTCTAATACGGGAGTATTTTTGTCAACTGCTATAAATGAAACAACAGTCAGAATTGAACTTTACAAATTTACAAATGGAAAAATATATTTTGATATAGTCGGAAACACAGGTTCTTTAGCAGGTGTTGCTAGTACATCAACATTTACTAATAATGTTAGGTTAAAAATTGCATTAGCATACAAGTCAGGAGATACTGTTATGTTTATAAATGGTAATCAAGAAACAACTGTTATAACTAATACTTATAATATAACAGGTCAAAATAGAGTTGGGTTAGGACAAAATAGAAGTAATGGTAACTTTTTTAATGATTTTATAAACAATGTTGCACTATTTAAGACAAGGTTGACCAATACACAATTACAAAACTTAACAACTTTATAATATGAACATATCAAAACTAAAATACACAGACAAAGAAACAGCACTAACTGACTTAATTACAAAGAATGTAATTGATGTAGAAGGTAATTACCAACAAGGTATTCAAGCAGTTGTTGAAATAGGTGAAATCACATTAACTGATGGAACTTATGATAATGAAGGTAATGTAACAACAGAACCAATTTATGCAGATGGTTATCATTATGATGTAATGAGTGAACAGGATATTGATTTTGGTAATGCTAAAATTGAAGTAAATAACCCTAGACATACGTTTGCTGGGTATTAAAAAAAAAATAAATAAAAATGTCAGAAAAAATTAGTTCGTTTAAAATCGGTTCAATCTTTTATCAAAGTGGTAAAGGGTATCCAACACATATTTCCACTAGAGGTTGTACGTATATTGATATTGAAACAGGTATATTATACGTAAATAAAGACGGTATTTCAATGTGGTCACAAATATTAGATGATAACTACCCTATTACAGGAGATTATTTACCTTTAAGTGGTGGGACAGTAACAGGTTTTACTAACTTTACAAGTGGTTTAATGTCAAACACAATATCAGCAACAACATATAATGGTTATATTCCCTTATCAACAGAAGCGGAAAGTAGTAATGGTGTCGTTTTATCTTTTGTTACTGATACAGTATATGGAACTCTTACATTACCTGAAACAGGTACAACAATAACAGCAAACACAGCAAATGGTTTGTTAGGTGTTACAAATATTCTTATACATAGTGGTAGTACTTTACCTACTTTTAGTAGTGAATTTAAAAAATTAACTGGGAGTGGAAATTATTCTATTGGGGGAATAAATTATATTTTTGCTTCATATATAACACCAAGTGAAATAATATATTCGATAAACCAAAGGAATTAAAATTATTATAAAAATTTAATCTTCATTATAAATATCTTTAAAAGTTTTAGGTATTATACAATTTTTTTTAATTAGTGACTCTACGAATTGAAACATCTTTAATCCATGTTCTTCACAATACTTTTTAAGAAGCTCATGGGTTATTGGTGTAATTTTTATGTTTTTATCCCTTTTCATAGTGTTTTTACTAATAAGTATACAAAAGTATGAAAAAAATCATACTAATTCTGATTTATATTCTATGTCTACTCTACTTTTGAAAAAAAATGAATATTTATAATAAACAAAACTATAAAGTAAATAATAACATATAAAAAAGACAAAAATATGGCAACAAAAGTATTCGTAAGTCCTGGTGTATATACTTCAGAAAAAGACTTATCTTTTATCACACGTCAGATAGGTGTAACAACATTAGGTTTAGTTGGTGAGACTACAATTGGTCCAGCATTCCAACCTATATTTGTTGGTAACTATGGCGAGTTCCAATCTTTCTTTGGTGGGCAAAATGCGACTAGAGTTAAAGACACAGGGGCACCTAAATATGAATTACCATACATCGCTAAATCATATTTAACACAATCAAACCAATTATTCGTAACTAGAGTATTAGGGTTTTCTGGATATGATGCTGGTTTTGCATGGGGTATCACTTTGGATGCTGCTTTGGACCCAGCTTCGGTTGTAACAACAAACACTGGAACTTCAGTAACTTCAAATTTCATAACATTTACAGCAACAACTGGTGGTACTAACGTAACAGTTGTTTCTTCAGTTCCTTTGATTCAAACACTTATCAATGATGGTACATTGACTTCTGAATTAGCATTCTTGGCTACTTCATCTGTAAATGATGTTGTTAGTGTTGGTCCTTATTATGAAAAAGTGGGTGCTAATTTTAACGGTATTTCTTTTGATTTAAAAGTAACTTCAGTAGGTACTTCAGGTGGTTTTGTAACAGGTTCTACAACTGGTGTTACAGTAACTTATTCAGGTACTGTTTATAGCGGTATTGAAGATAAATTGGTTGCGTTGTTACGTTCTAGAGGTTCTGTTGACCCAACTTTACAATCTCCAGCATTTGAAATAACAGCTTCAACTAACGTAAATTTCAGTACAAGTATTACAACTTCTACTACAAACCCTGTTGGTGATTTTGTATTGACTGGTACATCAACAACACAAGGTGCGTTTAGTTACCAACTATCTATGGATAATACAAAACAAAATTATTTACCTAGAGTATTAGGTAGAACTAACGATGATGGTAATACAGCTTTGTTTGTTGAAGAATTCTATAGAGAAATGTTTAAAGATGACAGAGCAGCTGGTAAAATCAGAGGTTTAAAACAAGCTCTTGTTGATTATGACAGAAGTTTTGATGATTACTTACAAGAATACAGCCCAGCTGTAACTCCATATGTTGTATCAGAATTACGTGGTACTAAAGTATTGAGATTATTCAGATTTTGGACTATTTCTGATGGTAACGCTGCTAACGAACAATTCAAAATATCTATTAGAAATATTAAATTAGACACTAAAGAGTTTGATGTTATTATAAGAAGTTATTTCGATACTGACGCTCAACCAACAATCTTGGAAAGCTTTAGTCGTTGTACTCTTGACCCAACATCTAACAACTATATAGCTAGAAGAATTGGTACTTATAATGGTGAATACCCTTCAAAATCATCTTACGTTCTTATTGAAATGGATGACACTAGTGATACTAGCACAACTTTCCCAGCTGGTTTTATTGGTTTCCCTATTAGAGATTACGATTCAAACGGACAATCAGTTGTTGACCCAACGTTAACGTATAAAAGAGCGTATAGCGCTTTTGAAAATAAACGTAAAGTTTTCTTAGGTCTTTCTGAGACTTTAGGTATTGATTCTGATTTCTTTGACTATAAAGGTATTCCAACAGTTGGTGATTCAAATATGTGGACTGGTATGACACATGGTTTCCACATGGATATTGACGCTACTGGTGCTACAATTGACAATGTTAAAATTGTTATTAACTCAAGTGGTGACACATATTCTCCAGTATTCCTATTTGATACTGGTAATGCTGAGTTTAGAACTGAAGCTGGTGTGTTAGGAACTGACTATGAAAAAATATTTGCACGTAAATTTACATTTGTACCTTACGGTGGTTTTGATGGTTGGGATATTTACAGAACTAGAAGAAGTAATTTAGATAGTTTCGTCGTAAATGGTACTAACGGACAAGCTGGTTTACAAAGTGAAATATTCAAATATAGAACTCTTACTAACGGTGATATTGGTATCAACTCTGATTACTATGCTTACCTAGAAGCTATTTGGACATTTAGAAACCCAGAAGCTGTTAATATTAACGTATTCGCAACCCCAGGTATCGACAACGATTACAACAGCAACTTAATTGAAGCTACAATCGATATGGTTGAACAAGATAGAGCTGACTCGTTGTACATTATGACAACACCAGATACTGATTTATCTGGTGATGTAATAAGCGCTGAAGAAGTTTCTGACCGTTTAGATGGTATGTATGATAGTAACTACTCTTGTACTTATTGGCCATGGATTCAAGTAAACGATACAGAAAACAACGTTTACATTTGGATGCCGCCAACAAGAGATGTAGTTAGAAACATCGCTCTTACTGACAACATTGCTTTCCCTTGGTTCGCGGTTGCTGGTATTAACAGAGGTGATGTTGATGCAATCCAAGCTCGTAAAAAACTTACTCTTGCTGAAAGAGATACGTTGTACGAAGCTAGAATCAACCCAATCGCTACGTTTACAACAGATGGTATTAAAATCTGGGGTAATAAAACAATGCAAGTTAAAGAGTCTGCTCTTGACAGAATTAACGTAAGAAGATTGTTGTTACAAGCAAGAAAACTTATCTCTGCTGTTTCTATCAGATTGTTGTTTGAACAAAATGATAACGTGGTTAGAAATCAATTCTTAGCGTTGGTTAACCCAATCTTAGATAACATTAGAAGTGAAAGAGGTCTTACAGACTTTAGAGTGGTTCTTTCAAACGACCCAGAAGATATCGACAGAAATCAACTTACAGGTCAAATTTTCTTGAAGCCAACTAGAGCTTTAGAGTTTATTCAACTTGAGTTTGTTATCATGAATACTGGTGCTTCTTTTGATAATATATAATTATTAAAATAATAAATAAAAAACCCTCTTAATAGAGGGTTTTTTTGTATGCTATATTACCGCAATCATAAATTCGGTATATTTTTCTATCTAACATAATTTGGTGTTCGGTTTTATTTGGGTTAAAACCTTTTTTAACTAGTATTGATTTTCTATAACCAAATCTATATTCTCTTCGATTATTGTTAATATACCAATAATTTGGTTGTGAGTTATGAGTTTTAATAAAGTTTAATTTATCGTATAAACCACCTTGACTCCATCTTCTATCAGCATAACTAATTATTTCTTTTGGGTTATAGGTTTTTATAAAATATTTAAGTAATTTATCTGCACCACCAATAACGATAGATTCTAATTTATTACAAAATCTAAGCAATTCAAATTGATTTGAATTACCACCTAGGGCTATCCTACCCTTACCAAATGTCATTAAACTGACTAACACATTATTATAAAACAATCCGATTTTAATACTACTATTTACATTACCTTGAATATGGTTTTCATTTAAAAATTTTTTTGATGTTTCAATATCTATTTCTTTTATAACACATTTTCTAGCATATATTTTATTGGGTGTTAACCCTAATATATTTTTTAGTCTAGATTTTACAATATCTTGTTTGTATAACCATTCATCTTCAAAAATATGGATTAACTGAATACCTTGTTTTTCACACATTTCAGTTTTATTTAAATGATAGTTAGATGGTTTATTTATTTCACTATGCCAATATAAACCGTTGTATTCAATTGCTACATTATGTGATGGTATAAATATATCTAATTCTAGTGGTGATATTATTTTTCTAGAATTATTAATTGTCTTTATATTTAAACTTTTAATAAAATCGCTTATCATGATTTCGTTATAATTGTATTTAAAACCACATTTTTGACAACCACAACCAGATAAATGTATTTCTGGTGTTTGTTCAAACTCACCATGTTCTACACATTTAATTTTAATACAATCTTTACAATTTTTATATTCAACTAAAGAATAATCATATTTATCACCATGAACAAGTTTAGCTTCACTTATAAACTGTTCAGTTGTCTTTGTCTTTTTTTCTATTATTGATAACCCCTTACATTTTGGACAACCATTTCCATTTAAGTGGTTGTTTGAATTTTGTTCAAATTCACCATGAATTGGACATATAATTTTTATTTTATCGTTGGATTTATTATAATCAACCAACGAATAATTGTATTTATTATTGTGTATTTTTTTTGCTTGTTTAATAAATTGTTCGTTTGTTTTATTCCTACCAACACATTTTGGACACCCGTGACCGTTTTTATGTGTGTTATAGGTTTGTTCAAAAATACCATGTTCTTTACATAGTATTTTTAATGGTGTTTTTTGGTTAACATAATTAACTAAAGAATAATCGTATTTATCTTTATGAACAGTAACAAATTCATTAACTACCTCACTGTTGGTTTTATTTTTACCAGCACATTTTGGACACCCTTGACCTGACATATGTGCACTAGGTCTTTGTTTAAAAAGACCATGATGTTCACAAATTATATCAACATCAGAATTTGCATTTAAGTAAACTGTGTTGGTATAATTATAAGTATTCTTGTGGATTTTATTTGATATAGTTATAAAATTTTCATTTGTTAATTTATAGTTTGACGAACATTTTGGACATCCTTGTTTTGAGTTTATATGCTTGTCTGGTGTCTGTTCAAATTCACCATGAATCGAACAAATTATTTTAACTTTAGTTTTATTATTAATATAATTAACTAAAGAATAATCATATACATTACCATGTACATTATTACATTTTTCTAAAAATTTATTTATTTTTTTCATAATACAAATATACTAATAAATATAACATAAGTCAATAAAAAAAATAAAATTTTGTTATCATGAATACTGGTGCTTCTTTTGATAATATCTAATAAAAATAAACAAAACATCAAAGCTTCCAAATATGGGAGCTTTTTTGTTTTATATGATATTTATAGTAAAAAGATTATGACAAAGTTAAAGATTACCAAAGAACAATATCAAAGAATTTTAATCCACGAACAAAAAGAAAGAATGCTTGTGGAAGACAAAGAAATATCATTTAATCATGATAAGTTAACTCTTATGGGTTTTGCAAAGATATTAGGTATTAATTTAACCAAACAGAACAAAATAGACGCTGATAAAGCCACTAACAGTACTAAAGCGATGTCTAACATCAAAACTATTATTTCAGACCCTAAAAAGCGCGAAGAATTGATTCAAGACTTGGAAACCAAAGGAATGATTGAACCACACAAAAAAATGATTAAAAACTACCAAAAAATAGTTAGCAATTTTAATCAATACGCAAAAGCTTTGGGTATGGAAGATGAGTTGACTGAATCTGGGTTACTCAACAATATTCTTAGAAAGTAATGTATCGTAAACAATGTCGGTTATTTGTCGCATTGTTATATCACTAGTCCATATTTTATCCACAGCTTCCGAATAAAGATTATGGAACTCTTCAACTGGTATTGAAGTGTTTATTTTATTCTGTTCTAGGATTTTATAAACAATACCACAAACTTCTTCACTGGTAAAATTTGTTTTCCAATCACACACATCTAATATAGCGTCAACTTTTTTATCGTATTGTTCAAATAATTGGTCTTTTGTAATCATAATAATGGTTTTATCTACAAAGATACGAACTTTTTAATTAATATCAAATATTTATAATTAAAAGTTTAATATGGCTAAAAAATTAATACTTACAGAACAACAACATACAGTTATCATCAATGAAATCCTTAAAGAAACACTAGAAAAGATAGAAGGTAACGAAAGGTTAGATGAAGGTTTTTGGGATTCTGTAAAATACGGATTATCTAAATTAGGTAGATACAAAGCCAACGGTAAAATTTTCGGAAAAGGTAAAATTGACCAAGAAGCTGCAAGAAAAATCCAACAAATTATTGATAAAGAAGGTAATGAGTTAATTAAAAATCTTGATTCTAAAATTAGAGAAGAAAATCCTGATTTCCCTAATAATAAAGACCCACAACAATTCTTAAAAACTGTTATGGAAATCGCTGCAATATATGATTCAGTTGTTGCTGCAACTAAAAAAGCACCACAGGAAGAAGGTTATATGCCGATTGACGCTGCTAATGGTATTATTACTGATTTAAGAGACTACACAAAAAAATTCTTAGATACTGACTTAGCTGCTGTTTATTCTGGTTTTGATGAGAGTGAAGACAAACTAGGTGAAGATGATTTGATGAATGAAGAATATGACCTTGATGAAGAACAAATGTGTCAAATTGATGAATATTTTGGTATAGATGAAGCTCTTCCAGCTAGAACTGGTAATTCACAAATGGGTACTACTGGGCCAAAAGTTAGTGGACAAGGTAGTGCTGGTAACTATAAATCAAATAACGATATTGAAGATGTTGATTATGAAGACGTAGCCCCTGACGAAGACCCTTTAGATTCTGGTGATATTAGGTCTAAATTACAAGCTAAAAGAGGTGATGGTGAAGATTTTGATAGTACAAGGATGGATACCCTTAAATCTAACAAATTACCATTGATATTGGCTGGAACTGGTGCTGCGTTAGGTGCATTAGGATGGATGGCTCAAACTGAATGGTTTAAAACTTGGTTAGAAACGGTACTAGGTGGTGGTGATAAAATAGTTAGAACACCAGCTATAACTCAAGATATTACTGGTGGACCAGATGACAAACAAGGTTTTGTTCATTGGGCTAGTAAGTTAATGGGTAAAGATATTAAAACTGGTGCTGATATGCAGCAATTTGTTGACAAATTTGGTTCAGAAAACGTTAGTCACATGTTTGATGGTAATGGTGGTGGCGACTCAATGGGTCAAATGCAAAAATTACAACAAATGATTAGTTCTAACCCTCAAGCTAGTATGGGTGATTTATTCAACAAAGCTGACCAAACTTTTGGTAGTATGAGTGGTGGACAAAACCTATTTGGTGTATCTAGTTCTGCTAAATTCTTTGCAACTATTGTTGTTAAACAAGCAACTAAAACGCTTGTAAAAGGAGCTGGTACTGCGTTAGCTGGTAAGTTAATAGGTTTAGGTCCTGTGTTAGCTGGTGTTGGTATTGGGTTGTTAGCTACTGGTGCTGCTGTTAAATTGGTTAGAATGAAAGGTCAAAAATCATCAAGAGCTGCAACACTTAACGCGTTGTATCAATCTATGCGTGGGTTAGATGGTGGTGTTGGTTTGATACCAGCCCCAACAGGTGATGAAACAGGAAACGATACTGGTACAGATACTGGTTTAGATACTGGTACAGATACTGGTGTAGATACTGGAACTGGTGTAGATACAGGAGTAGACACTGGAACTGGAGTAGATACTGGAAAACAAAAAACAACAAAAACTGATAATAGCGCTGATGGAGCAATGAATGATGATTTATACAACTCTTTACGTAATTTATTTGGTTTTATTGTTAACAGTGAGAAAAAATTTGGTAAAGGACCTAAAAATACTTTAGCTGAAGCATTGTTGGATGAAGAGATGTTGGATGAAGCAAAATACTTTAGAGATAAAGCTTTGGTTAAGTTTTTGAACAAAAACGTTAGCCCAACTAGAGTTGTAGAATTTGAAAATTTATTAAACAGAGTTGAACAGTTAAGAAATAAAATTAGAAACCTTAAACCAACTGGTGATAAAGTTTTTGACCAATTTTTGGAAAGATTTAGACAAAACCCTATAGTTAAGACTGATTTTAATAAAATGTTCAACATAGTAACTGTAAACCAACAAGCATATCAAAATATGGCTAACTTTATCAATGATATATTCAAAACAATATACACTGGTAAATACAAACAATCTGGTCTAATTGATAAATTAGGTGGTATTGGTAAAATGAATGAAGCCGACCCTAATGCTGCTAGAACACAATTCGAAAAAAATGCTCAAGACAGAAAGAAATTTAAAAAACATTTATTACAATTTTTGGATGATTCAATAGCGTTGTTTCAATACATGGTTAAACTTAGAAAACAAGCTGCTGCTAGTGGTAAACAAAGTAAAACTAAACAAACAAAACGAAATGTTAGTGCAGCGCCTAGACAAAAAAATCCATCTCAAACTAGTGCTGAACCTCAACCAAATGATAAAGGTCAATACAGTATGGATTTAAATGAGAACTATAAATTGATGGAAGAATTAAATAGAATAAAAAAAATTATGTTAAGTTAAATAAAATGACCGATTAATCGGTCATTTTAATTTTAAAACACATACTACCACAATCATATATTCTATATAATTTTCTTTCTAACATTATACCATGTTCTGTTTTGTTTTTATCAAAACCTTCTTTGACCAATATATCTTTTCTATAATTAAATCTATTTTCCCTTTTATCGTTAACCAAATAAAAATAATTTGGTTTTGTGTTATGTGAAAAAATAAAATTTAATTTATTATATAAATCACCTTGTGACCATCTTCTGTCAGCGTAGCTAATTATTTCTTTTGGTTTATAATGTTTGATAAAATATTTAAGCAACTTATCTGCACCACCAATTATTATATGATTAGATAAATTACAAAATCTAAACAGCTCATATTTATTTTCGTTTGATGTATTCCCTAGGTTTTTTCTTAACCCGCCAAATGTCATAAGACTAACCAATTCATTATTATAATATAACCCTAACCTAACTTTAGAATTAACGTTACCTTGTATGTGATTATTTTCTAAAAATATTTTAGTTTCTTTAGCTGTAACTTTTGTTATAACACATTTTCTACCATATATTTTATTTGGTGTTAAACCTAACATATTTTTTAATCTAGATTTAACTATTTCTTTTTTAGATAACCATTCATCTTCAAATATATGAATTAACCTAATATTTTTACTTTGACAAAGTTCAGTTTTTTTTAAATGATAATTTTTATCTTTATAAACTTCAGAATGCCAATATAAACCATCAAACTCAATAGCTAAATTATGTGATGGTATAAATATATCTAATTCTAACGGTGATATTATTTGTTTTGAATTTTCTATAATATTTATGTTTAAAGATTTAATAAATTCTTTTATTTCATCTTCCATTTTATTATAAGCTAAACCACATTTTGGACAACCTTTCCCATTTAAATGGTCGTTGGGAATTTGTTTAAAAACACCATGTTCTTTGCAATTTATATTAATTTTAGTTTTTGAATTCATATATTCTGTTTCAGAATAATCATATTTATTATGTAAGGTACATGCTTTATCAATAAAATCTTTAGTTGTTAAATATCTATCTTTTTCTTTACATTTTGGACAATTTTGTTTGTAGTGGTTATTTGGTAATACACTAAAAACACCATGTTCTTTACATATAACATCTACTTTTGTTGATGAATCAATATAGTTAGTTAATGAATAATCATATTTATCACCATGAATTTCTTTTGATTTTTGAACAAAATAATTTGTGTTAACTTTAGGGTTTCTAGTACATTCATTACAAGAATTTTTACCCCTTAAATGTTCAGACGGGGATTGATAGAAAAATAAGTCATGTTTATTACATTTTATTTTTATTTTTTTTGTAGAATCAATATAATCAATTTCTTCATAATTAAATTTATCACCAAATTTAATTATTGCTTTATTTATAAATTTTTCTTTTTTATTCATTTTTTTTTTAGTTTTAGATATTTATTATAAAATAACATAATAGTATACAAATATACTAATAAATATAATAAAAAACAAGAAAATATGGCTGATTTATTAATGAAAATGCCCTTACCATACGAACCTAAGAAAAAGAATCGTTGGTTAATTACATTCCCAGCAGATTTAGGTATCCAACAATGGTGGTTATCTTCTGCTTCTAGACCTTCTATCACACAAAATGAGGTAGAAATCCCTTTCCTTAACACATCTACATGGTTTATCGGTAGATTTACTTGGGAGGCGATAGACGTTACTTTCCGTGACCCAATTGGTCCATCTGCTTCTCAAGCAATAATGGAGTGGGTTCGTCTTCACTCTGAATCTATCACAGGTCGTCAAGGTTATGCTGCTGGTTACAAACGTCCAGTAGAGCTTGAAATGCTTGACCCAACTGGTGTGGTTGTTGAAAAATGGTTACTAGACGGTACAATGCTTACCAACGTAGGATTCGGTGATTTATCAATGGATGACGATGGTATTGCAGAAATTACTGCTACATTGCGTTTTGATAGAGCTATATTGTTGTTTTAGGAAGTATTTGATTATCAATCATTTAAAAATTTTATACAAAAAGGTTACTTATTGTTTTGCGACAATAAATAACCTTTTTTATTTTAAGCGC